GCGACTGAGTTATTGGTATTAACCGTTATAGCATCGATTGCATTGTTATTTGTAACTATATGGAAGTTATTACCGCTATATGTACCAACGACTAAATCACCTAGATAGCCATAAAGGTATCCAGCATTTGGTTGATTAAATGATCCAAGTACTTGCGCAGTAATAGACGTGCTAGAGACCGTCATTGCGGCGCTCATTGTGTAAGTACCTACACCGCCTGGCACGTAGAAGTTATATGTTCCAGCAGCTTGAACTGTAAAGTTAACTGCCGTACCTATTGCATTAACTAAATTGATTACGTTACCTGTAGCTCCAAAGCTACCAACAAATGTACCTGATGGAACACCTGTACCTGATACCAAATAGCCAATAGCAATATTAGCAAGTGACGAAACAGTAAACTGACTTGTACCTGATGCACCACCACTTGAGAATGTAGGTGACGCGGATGCTGTACCCGTTGAAGTTAACTGCGTAGTAATCGTTGTACCTGCAGTAATACCTGTACCGGTAAGTGATGCGTTGTAAAGTAAGTTACCTGTTGTTACGGCTGAAATAGTTAGCGTTGTAGATGAGCCGCTGGTAGAGCCTGTACCGCTGAAAGCACCATATCCAGAACCATTAACACCCGCATTAACGTAGTAACCGTTATTGTTATAGATTGCAAAGTCAGCTGATGCTATACCGCCAGAACTTTGGTTTTGAATCGCGGAGTAAATATAGCCGTTAAAGCTTCCAGAAAACTGGGAAACAATATTTGTATCCTGAATACTAAACGTACCGTAGTTGTATACGCCTGTATTTGCTGGGTTGGCAATAGTACCTGTAGCTGTATAACTTGTTCCAGAAGCCACGCCAAGTGTTGGCGTTGTCATCGTTGGGCTAGAAAGCGTTGGGCTTGTACTTAAAACAATATTACCTGAACCTGTTGTTGTATTACCAAGCGCAGTAACAGTACCCGTAGTTGGTAGTGTTAAAGAAGTTGTTCCTGAAACTGTAAATGTTGTACCGTAGTTTCCTGAGATGGTAATCGTACTAGCTGCGTTGTTTGATACGCCTGTGCCCCCATACGCGGGAGAAATAGCAGAAGACCAAGTAGGAGCGCCTGTACCACCAGATACAAGTGGCTGCCCGGCAGTACCTGCTACCGAATAACCCTGAGTTGTACCTGATGCGCCGTAAACTACTGCGCCAGAAGTTGGAGCTGTTGTTGTACCCGTGCCACCTAAGTTGTAAGGTAATGTACCTGTAACACCTGTCGATAGGGGTAAACCCGTAGCATTAGCTAATGCAAGAGAACTAGGAGTACCACCTGCGCCATTGTATAAAACTACTGCACCAGCAGAACCTGTAGCTACGCCAAGGGCTGTAGCAACTCCAGTACCCAAACCGCTGACACCAGTGGAGATAGGTAAACCCGTAGCATTAGTTAAAGTACCAGAAGATGGAGTACCAAGAGCACCGCCATTAACTACTGGAGCACCTGCAGAGCCTACGTTAACCGCTAAAGCTGTAGCTACACCTGTACCCAATCCACTGACGCCAGTAGAGATAGGTAAACCCGTTGCGTTAGTTAAAGTACCAGAACTTGGAGTACCGAGTGGACCACCCGTATAAAGGGCGTACTCAGCTGGATAAGTAACAAATACAGTAACAGTACCAGTAAATGCGGCAGCAGAACCTGAGTTGTTAGACGAATAAATCGTCGTACGAGCAAGCGCTGGCGTAGCTGAAGTATACGTGCCAAGCCCTACCTCCCAGTTTCCTGAAACATCAGTAGCTGCATAATAAGTCGTACTTCCATTAGTAAAAACGGAAAAGTTCTGAAACCCAGATACAGCAGCGCCAAGTGTAAAACTACCTGTTGTGTAGGTAGTCGATGTTACCTGGACTCTATCAAACAGCTGAAGAGCCATGATAAACCCCTATAAAGATTAGCAGCTTAATTGATAGCTAACGTTCAATGTATCACCAGAGTTAACTGATTTACTGCCACCCGTGAAGGTTCCAGCACTGAACAAAGTACCTGTCGTATTATCAATAGCAGATGTACCGCCAACGTTGATAAACGCGCCTGTAACTGTTCCAGAGCTTGTCATGCTAAAAGTAACTGTTGCACTTGTAGCGATAGTCGTTGTACTTCCAGAGCTAGTAGCTGTACCAAACGATGGTGTCTTACGAGTTCCAGAGTATGCAGGAGCATTTGCAGCACCAACTTCATACCAACCTGTGTGGCTAGCTTGAGTGTCGGTAAGAGCAATAGTTGTAGTTGAAGAGCCGTTGTTTCCAACTAAACCCATAACAACAGCACCTTGAGCCGCGTTAGTAAGATAGCCAGTCATGATGGTTTGCTTGCCAGTATTTACAACCATGTTGTAAATATCGTCTTCCCATTTAACTGCGCCACTTGCATCCAAGCAAGTAAATTTGTAGTAGCCCTTAAAAGACAAAGCGTCTGAGTGACCACCGCCGCGAGTAATTGAAGCGTCGCAGCTGTCTAGTAAGTTAAAGTGTTCCATGAAAGCTCCTTAAGAAATTGTGATGATCGCCGTACTGTTCGTTGCGGCAGGGAATTGAACTGTGAATGTACTGCTCGACATCTTGTCGGAACCAAAGTCAAGAACACAAACTGCTGGGTTAGTTGTACCGTTGTTTAAGTATATCAAAGCACCCCTAGCAACGAAAGACCCATTCCATACAGCATTAGCAAATGATAGGTAAGCTGTGTTTCCTGAACTACCGGTTGTAGGCACTTGATTGACTGTTAACAATTGACCCCCAGCTGTATAGCCAGAAGATGATACTTCTCCAATAGAAGTGTATGCAGTTGTTAATTGGTTCAAAGTCGCTGCATTGGTGTAAAGGGCAATATAAAACGTGCCTGACGCGAAGTTATACCCCCCGTCCATCAAGCCGATTTTGAACGCATTACATGCCCAGTTACCTGTAAAAGCCATTAGGTCACCGCCTGTCTATATTGACCGCTACGGTAAGCATCTTGACGTTCAAGTGCATCACCAAGGCGTTTAGCTTGTTCAACGGCTTCTTTATACTTAGCATCGTACAACTGAATAATGTCGGCCTCACCCTTCATAAAGGTGTAAGCTTCAACTAAGCAACCATACAAAAGCACGTTATCGTAGTTATCGCCAAGCCAAGTTTGGCCTGTTGCGTTACTGACTGCGTTTACACTGGCTGTGAAGTTAACCCCGCTACCGCCGATTACAGCAGAAGCAGTTAAGCTATTACCAACGGAGTAATATGCTCCACCAGATGTAGGAGTAATTGAAGTAACCGCACCACCAGAAACTGTAATAGTGGCAATCGCTGAGTTACCGTTATTTCCAGAAGAAGTAGAAGCGTAACTAAGAGGTACGTCGTAATAGGTTCCATTTGTATACCCCGAGCCTGCGTTAGTAATCAACAAACTCGACACCGCACCTTGGATAATAGTGGGTGGATAGAAGTAATAGTGCAGTTCTACACTATACGCTTGATCTGGGGTTGGGCCTAATATAAATGACAGTTCGTTAATTAAACTGTACTGAGGGCCAAACAATGCGTAATACTGGGGTAAACCCTGGTACGCAACACTGTTTTGTGGGTATGCTTCACGGATGTAGTTAACATCTTTATTAAGGAGATATAGGTAATTACCCGAACTATCTATAACCGCTAAAGAATACGTAGATAAGAAATCAAGGGGAGCTGATAAGTAAGCGTTACCTCCTGTGAGGTTACCAAGCTTATTTGCACGTAGCGAGGGAAACTGAATCGTATTGTAAATGCGCTGCTCAGCCTGCTCTATGAAACGATTGATCTGAGTCGTAGTTGACTCAGTCGTACCATCGGCAAGATAAACTGGGGGAAACTGATTCTCAGTGTACCCCTGTATCGCAGTTACTAATTCAGTATAGGTCACGCCATTGGTCCCCTAGCGATGCGCCCTTTGGTAGCTGCGCCATTACCGCGTGTCTCAATACCTGTGGACTCAACCATGTCGTTGTGCCCAATCGATACGCCACCATTTAGCGGAGTCCAATTCTTACGAGTCGGCATCTCAACAGAGA